ATGACCTGGGTTCATACTTTATATATAGAATTATTAAAAACAACTTAAAAATTAAATGTCCTTACAATACAACAAGAAGACAATGTTCGCAATCTCTACATCCCCCACATGGTTTGCCAAAACAGACGATTTTAAGAAAATTGGAAAGAAGATCCAAAAACAGAGAAACTCCGAGGTGGAGAGAATTAAGGATAAAATTGGTGACATCGCGCGTGATGAACAGAGGCGTGTTAAGGAATATTTCAAGGAACATCAGGATATCATCAAGAAAAACAAAGATGAGAAAACTAAGACGAAAAAGAAGAGTAACACTAAAAAGATCGATCTTTACGAAAAGTAATCCATATAGCAACTCCCACGAGTATAGCAGCAAGCGGTGTCCCACTGAATCTTTCGGCTAATAAAGCACATATTACACTGTATTGAACAACACGTATCTCCTGCCTTGTTTTAATCATAGACCGTTTCATCCCTGCTCTCGATCTCTCAAGACCGAGAACAGTTGAATTTATTTTTCCAATCTTTGAGGGAATGTCCGTAGTGTTCTTTATAATTTCAGATACATCAAGAGACTCTAAAAACTGTTCTTGAATCAATGGTTCCAGGTATGTAAAGTAATCAAAGTCTGGATCCAACTGTAAACATATCCCTTCAATTAAGGAAAACGACTTTGCTAAATATACAAAACTTGTTGGTACAACAAATGGTTTTTCCATGGCGAGTTCGGCTGCTAACTCATCGTTCATTATGGCACCACCGTCAAGATTTTCCAGATACCCTAATATTGTCTCGAAAAATACTTCAATATCACTTATATCTGAAGATGTTGGTACAATGACACCCAACCTAATTAATATTTGAACACACCCTTTCGTATCTCGTTGTATAATACATCCGAATAAATCTGAGAAACCCTGTTTCAAATCGTCGTCTAACTCTATCAATAAACCAAAATCATAAAACACCAATTTCCCATCTTTGGAAATAGCCAGGTTACCCGGATGTGGATCACCGTGAAATAATCCACTGTCCATCGTTTGAATCACATAAGAATTCACCAAAGCTTCACATACTTTTTTCTTATTGATATTCTTAATTTGGATATCCGTAATTTTATCCGCCTCTACATACTCCATTACAATCATATCATCGGTACAGTACTTCTTATACACATACGGAACCTTTATCCAATCAACACCCTTCAAACTTTTTCTAAACTTAATCGCATTTTCAACTTCTTGTCTATAGTTAGCTTCACCAAGAAGATATTCAATTGAATCGTTTAGAACAAAATTGGAACTCGAACCTGTATCTATACCGATAGACTGAATAAAATCCAATATTTTCTTCACATTTTCGGTATCAGTCTGCATGATATCGTAAATCCCAGGTCTTTTTAATTTTACAACAACCTTTTTACCATTCTTCAAGGTGGCTTTATGTACCTGTCCTATACTCGCAGACTTGAACGGAATCTCATCAAACTCTTTGAATATATCCTTATTTACAACATCTTTTACAAGACTAAAATCAAATGGTGGTACATTATCTTGAAGAGATTCGAGTTCTTTGGTAAACTCTGGTGGATACAGGTCTCCTCTCGTAGATGCTATTTGCCCTAATTTTACAAATGTTGGTCCAAGCTCTAGAAGTTCACCTTTTGTCCATCGTCCAAGTTCAGCTTTATCATCTGTAAAGCGTTCTTTAAATAGATATTTCGCGGCAAATTTCCATGTCTTTACCTTCTGATTTGGCGCCAACTTGACAGGTGGCACTTTCATATTGGCTATACACAACATATCCTGTATTATATTCAGAACTTTTTTTTAAACTATGAAATTTTATCTTATGTTACATTAATGAAATCCTTGTCGTCTTTCCTTGGACCACTCAGTAATACAACTGAGAAAACAATTCAGAGTCAGCCAATTCTTTTCACTCTCATCATATTATACCAGGGTCTATTCTCTGGTAATGCCATCAAGATTCCAGAGAATCTTAGATTTCTCTTTAACAACAAGATCTTCAGGTTTATGTCAATTATGCTCATCGCATTTAGTGCCACTAAAGATATTGAGTACGCTCTCATATCAACCATGATCTTCCTTACTGTTATGTATACCATCAAGACACCAGAGGAACGTGAAACCCAAGGATTTATTTAAAATATTGTGTAATTATAAATCATGGCGAAACTTCTAAAAGCTGCCAGTCTCAACTTTGTGGCTATATTACTCTTCACTCTCATCTATTTTACCCTCTCCAAGGCGGAGGATGAACAATTCAATGGATTAGATAAGAAGTCAAGTTTTTTTGATCACTTGTACTTTGCCTTTACTGTTCAATCAACTGTGGGCTTTGGTGACATATATCCTATCAGCGCCATAGCTAAGACTGTAGTTATGATTCAACAAACTCTACTCGTCTTGGGTCTTCTCGATCTTCTTGCAGAGGCGGCTCCAGTAGTCGTGAAAAATGTTCGCACCAGCGTGCCCGCCGCGGTGACAAAGATGATGTAAAAATATATTAGTTTAAATTAGAATGAAAGTTCATATCGTTGGTGCAGGACCCACAGGTATGTCACTTGCGTGGGAGATACTCAGGTCGGGTGATCATGAAATAACAATTTATGATAGAAAGACTTCCGCGGGAGGATCATGGTGGGAACCTACAGAAGAAATTAGAGATCTTCATGCACATCGCATAGTTTTTGATAAAGCATTTGTTAATACCCAAAGTCTGTTCAATGATATGGGTATCAATTGGGATGATATTTTTGAACCAGTTCAAAGTAGCGCCTACGGTTACGTCTTACGGTCATTGTCACTAAAAGATTATGGAACTCTAACATCTTTAGCTGCACGTGTACTTACTAAACCCAAGAAGTACAGGGGTATATCTCTCAAAGACGCTTTGGGTCCACTGAGTGATGGTGGACGAAAGATAGTAGAGCACCTCCCCCTCATAATGGACGGTGTTACTTGGGATGTAATGTCTGCATGGGAGTTTGTCAAGAGTTTTGACCATGTAGCACTCTCCAAGCAGTATACACAAAAGGTGTCCGGGAAGGTCATGTGTGATGCAATGCAACAAGCTCTTGAAGATGTTGGTGTGGAGTTTGAGTTTGAGAAGGAACTTGTAAACGTTGACTACATGGAGGATGGTTATACAGCTGATTTCGCAGATAGAACTAAAATTGGAGATGGAATGTTATTTTTATGTTTAGATAACAGTCCAGCATTTAAGTTACTTGGTGACAATTGGGGTCCGGATGCAGAAAAGAAGGTTCGTGATAGTACCTATGGTGCCATAAACATCTTATTTGATTTTGATCAACCAGTTGAACTTAAGAACGATCTTGAAATCGTCACAAATACAAAGCTAAAACTTCAACCAGTTGTTTTGTCGGATGATAAAACTATATCATGTGTTATTTGTAATTTGACCGAAGATATTCTAACCATGCCACCAGAGGAACTGAGAACTTTAGTTTTGGGTGAATTAGATGTACCCCTACCAAGAGAAATACGTTTTGGTTGGGGTTCTGAATGGGATGGAAAGAGATGGCAGTTTTCACAATCTTCGGGGGTTCTGAGCCTTTATGGACAACTTCCGTTCTTTGGTGAATGTCCAAATGTAGCCATGTGTGGTATGATGTCCCCCCGTAATACACCCTATTCCAGTATTGAAGCCTCTGTAGAGGTTTCTAGGGCACTCAGTCACAAATGCTTTGGAACCCGGGAACCTATGAACCCACTCCTCCTCACACAAGTTGTCTCAGTGACAATTTTAGTACTTATAGTTTTAATTCTCATTTATCGTAACAGAAACATATGAAGTTTCTTGCGAAAGTATACTGTCCCATGTATGATCATAACGATAAAAAATACATACGTTTGATCATTCCTGAAAATTGCGCAGACTACGTAAAACGTACACAACTTAACAAAGCCTTTTTAATAAAAAATAGTCATGTAGATGATCCATTAGATGGTCGGGTTCTAACTGTAAAAGTTCCTTTCCGATATAGGAGGTGTATGTGTGAGGTCAAAGGTAAACCTATACAATCTCTTATAGAGGGTGACGAAATAACAGTTGAAATTGGATTTGCAGGTGTATGGAATGTGGGTAATTATTCAGGATTTGCATGGAAATTACATAGCTCGGTATTTCTTGTATAGGTCCTCAAGTGACATGTCCCCAGACTCTTCTGGATTTGCATGCTCCTCTGGATGTTTATGCTCCTCGGGAACTGTTTCCATTTTGGGTGATTGGCGGTGGCAGTCTGAATTGGATTTTCCATCTCCAACGACATCACCAAATACGTCACGTAAACCCTCATAAACAATTCTAGAACCTTCAAGTCTTAAAATATCATGTTCAATTCTTTGTTTTGCAACATCATGTTCAGACATTTCCATTCTGAATTTTTCAATTGCATTATCAATTTTATCAATATTTTCAGTAAGGTTAACTGGCATATATATACATAAAGTTTCAATTCTTTAATATATTAAATGTTAACAAGAACTGGATATCTCATATCCGAAGGTCCTTTACAAGAAATTAAAAAAGAACTTACCGTAAGACCTATAGTAAATGGGGATTATGGATTCCCTCCGCCACCTTTTAAAGTGTTTAGAACAACTAAGAATGGTGTCTGTGTTCCAAGATTCTACGGAACTTCTAAAGTTGGACAACCTAAGGATGACAAGAGACCTCAGCCAGCTCGTTCCAAAGCCAAGTTTGTCGGACAACTCAGAGATGCAACCCACCAAAATGAAGCACTGGCAGCAGCAATTAAAGCTGGGCACGGTGTCCTTTCTCTACCATGTGGGTATGGCAAAACGACGGTATCCTTGGCCATAGCTTGCAAGTTGGGATATCGCACGATGATTGTCGTTCACAAACAGTTTCTCGCTGACCAATGGCGGGAACGCATTCAACAGTTTTGTCCGGGTGCTACAATCGGTATAGTTCAACAGGATAAGAAAGAGGTTGAATGTGATTTTGTTATCGCTATGCTTCAATCTCTTTCCCTCAAGGAATATAGTTTTAGCGATTTTGATTCTATTGGAACTCTGATAGTTGACGAAGCACATCACATATGTGCAAAGGTGTTTTCTCAATCCCTATTCAAAATGTGTCCTAAGCATATTTATGGTCTATCAGCAACCCCAGAGAGGAAGGATGGTTTAACGAAAGTACTTCACTGGTTTATGGGTCCTACGTTCTTTGCAGTTGAAAGGAAAAACCAAGAACAAGTTGAAGTATTTCCAATTACATTTGAATCATTCAACTATAGAAATCCTCCACCTTCTATGAGAAATGGGAAGATTTCAATGCCAAATATGATTACAGAAGTAGTTGAAGATAGAAAGAGAAATCAAATGCTTGTGGAACTTGTAAAGAAAGCTTCAGCGGGTACGAGGCAGCTCCTCGTTCTAAGTGACCGTAGACAGCATTGTGAAATGCTTCACCAATGCTTCCCAAAGAGTTCAGGTCTCTACATGGGTGGTATGAAGGAGGCTGACCTCCAGGCTTCTTCAAAGAAGAAGATCATTTTTGCGACGTTCTCACAAGCCCATGAAGGTTTAGATATTCCAACTCTCGATACAGTTATTCTCGCTTCACCCAAATCTGATATAACTCAAAGTATCGGTCGTATCATGAGAGAGACGAAAGGTAAGAAAAACAACCCTCATATATATGATATACACGACCCCTGGTCTCTCTTCACTGCTATGTATTACAAACGAATGAAGATTTATCGTCAAGGTGGCTTCAAAATACACGGTAAAGCTGCGGAAGAAAAGAAAGCTGACTTCCCTCAGGGAAAGTGTCTGTTTTTATAATCTAAATAATAATTAAATGTCGGGTGCATTGATCCAATTGGTTTCCAGAGGTGCTCAAGATGTTTACTTAAATAGTGACGATGGACACTCTTTTTTTCGTATGAAATTTACCAGGCATACAAACTTTTCCCAAGCTCCAAAGTTCATAAAAACTATTACGGATAAAGATCCTGTTTTTACTATACCAGTTTTAGGTGATCTCGTAAACTCTTTATGGCTTGAAGGTGTTGAAAAAAACTCAAATGTATCTTCTAATCTTCTTTACAATTCCACGATCGATCTATATGTGGGAGGTCAAAAAATTGATTCACAACACTATGATTATTACGCCGACATCTGGCCCAATTACCTCGCAGATACATATACTAAGTGTCAAGAACTTACAAACAAGACGAGTATTTCCCATAGAAACTTCCAACCACTTCACTTCTTCTTCTGTGATTATGGAGCATTCTTACCTTTAGTTGCACTCCAACATCACCAGGTTGAGATTAGAATTAATTTGGATCCAGCCAGTTTATTAAATTACAGTGATAGCCAAAAGCGTATAAATGTTTATGCAAATTACATATATTTAGACAAAGATGAAAGAGAATCAATGGTAAAACGACAAATGGACTTTATAATAACTCAAACACAGCGTATAGATTTTCCATTTTCAAACGTATTCGATAACACTATAGAATCAGGTGGATACAATGATTTAGATATTTCCACATTAAATCATCCAGTTAAATCTATATTTTTTGGATTAAGTGCCACTCATGTTGACCCTACAAACGATCGTTTTACCTTCAAAACTGGTGATATACATATAAACGGTACACCTTTACTTGAAAATATGTCACCAACGTATTTTCACACATGTCAAAATTATTACAAATCAAGATTTGGTGTAACAGACTATAGGGTTGATTCTGAAGATCTTATGTACACAAGATTTTTCGTATATCATTTTGGATTAAACGCATCAGACTACAATCCTTCAGGTAGCTGCAATTTCAGTAGGCTCGACAATGCCAAACTTATATTACGGGGAGTGGAAAAGGGTGTACTTAGGGCTGAACAAAATGAGATGTATCTTTATGCAGTGAATTATAACGTGCTCAGGATCAAGGACGGTCTTGCCGGAATTTTATTCGGTAACTAATATATAAATGGGTAGAACCGCCA